GAAACTTAATGGCGATAATACGAAGCGCGGCGAAGAACTATTACAACGGCGTTTATGAATCACTAGAAGCAGGCAAAAAAACAACAATGCTAATAAAGGCGGCAAGTTTTTTAAGTTCGGAGCAGTGCGAAGAATATGGGGAATTGGTGGATGTAGATATTGACTACCTAGTCGAAAAAACAAAAGCAAGAGCAAAAAGACTATACGAAATGCCGCCTATGACCAATAGGCAAATAAAACAGTACATAAAGAAAAAAGGCATAACGCAGAAAGAATTGGCGGAACGCATAGGTAGAGCGGAAACGTATGTTGGCGAGTTCTTAAAAAGAAGAGTCAAAAGAAACGAAGTGCGCATCAGAAAAGAGATGGCATTGGCGTTAGATTTAACTGAAGATGAAATAAAGGAGTTAAAAAAATGAACGAAGTTTGGCTGATAGGAAGATTAACAAAGAATCCTGAGTTGAGATACACAGGAAACAATGACGCAGTAGTTACAATGACAATAGCGGTTGACAGGTTTTCAAAAGGTGAAAAGAAAACAGATTTTCCAAGAGTAATAGCATTTGGAAAGCAAGCAGAAAATTGTGACCGTTATTTAGCAAAAGGACAGCAGGTGTCAATCAAAGGAAGCATAAGAACAGGAAGCTACAAATCAAAGAACGGTCAGACAGTTTATACTACAGACATTTGGGCAAACAGCGTAGAGTTTATAGGAAACAAAGAAAAAAGCGCTGAGAACCGTACTGAGAGCGTCAGAGAAGAACAAGAATTTATACCTATAGCAGATGACGATATACCATTTTAAGAAAGGAGAAAGAAATGATTATATTTATTACGACAATGAATTTAGTTATCACATTAATTAATGGGTTTTTAATGCTAACAGCTTGCAACTTTTTCGCAAAAAGCGACCGAGTTTTCGACATTTGTAATAAATACGATGAAATGAAAAGAAAGGGGAATGGAACATGAAACCAACGCAAAAGCAAGTAGAATATGCAGATTACTTAGCAAAACGAATGTGCGAAGAGTTACCTGCCGAGTATACCAAACAAGCCTATTCGGACTTCATTTCCAAGTGGAAACCTGCGGTAAAGGCAGAGGATGATGCAATTGATTCAATCAGCAGACAGGATGCGATTGATGCGATATATGGTATTGAAGGATGCATTGATTGGAAAGCAAGAGTCGGAATACGGTGCGCTTTAATGATGTTGCCAACCGCAGAGAGGACAGGGAAGTGGGTAGATGACAACGGAAGACCCTACAAAGGAAAACCCAACAATTCCTGTTGGTGTAGCGAATGTGGCGAGTGGCTTGTAGCATCAGACGAGTATAGTGTCAGCACAAAATTCTGCCCCAACTGTGGAGCAAGGATGATAAACGGAGGAAAGTAGATGACATACAGAAAACTTTATGAAAAGGCTTGCAGAATGCTCGACAGTGGAGAGATAACCATTGGTGAGTGGGAGCAAATGACCGCACCTTTAGATACCGAAATCGAGCCAAAGACAGGTGCATGGATAGGAAGCTTTGACGGTAACGAATGTTACTGGTACTGCAATAGGTGCAAGACAAAGTGGTATGAAGAGGACTTGTACATGGGTGGCAACGAGTTCCCGAAATTCTGTCCAGAATGTGGTTCCGAAATGCATGATTGCAGCACTTGCAAGAACATGGAATCCGACACTGGATTCTGCTCCGAAATAGTCGACAGCGATACGCACGAATGCCACTACGAACGGAAGGAGTAGAAAATGGCAACTGAAAATTGGGAAGATGTCGGCGGTGACATGTACGAATTAGAAAACATCTACGAAGAAGCAACTGAAATTTGTGAAGACAGAGATGAAAACTGTTTCGGATGTCCTATAGCAAAAAAGTGTCCGTTTTAAAAAGGAGTAGACGATGGAGATAACTAAAGATGTAATCAACGACAAGGCTTTCGACCTACTGGAAGAAATCTATGAGTACGAAGGGAGCGAAAACACGGAAAAGACTCTCGGCAGAGTCATGGGGATCGTTGGCATGGCACAGGAGATGAAAAAGGTACTGGAAGGAGTATCCGATGAGTAACGATACAATCAAGAGGTCTGATGCGATAAAGGCATTAGACAATGCTTGGATAAACGGAACAAGCCTTCTTGATGCTAATGAGGCGGTTAAGCAACTCAAGGACTTGCCATCCGCAGACAGACCGACAGGAAAGTGGATACTGTCAGGACTTCAGAGCATAGAGAAAATGGAGAACGGCAATTACTATTATTATTGTTCAAATTGTCTGCACGTAGATGCCCACGCAAAGACTCAGGAAGTGCCATACTGTTGGTACTGTGGGGCAAAGATGGAAGGAGTAACAGGATGGATGATTCAATCAGCAGAGCGGAAGCAATCGCTGTGATTCGAAAAAACCACTACAGGCTACAAGGCAAAGGCATGACCGAAGAAGTGCTGATAGCAGACCTTGAAGCACTCCCATCCGCACAGCCTGAACCCAAATCACCAGTATACTACGGCGATGGTTACGCTGACGGACAGATGGTATATGACAGTGCGGAATGTCCGACATGCGGATATATCTACGAACGCAGAGACAGTATATGGGGTGAGCCGTTTTGTCCGCATTGCGGACAGGCGATAGATTGGGAGGAGTAAATGAGCGACTTACTAGAGTCAATTGTATGTGCTATAGGCATAGGGTTATCGATAACGTTTGTTTATGCACTAGTGCAAATGCGAAAATGGTAAAGGAATGATGCAGATGACTAAAGAAGAAGCAATTCGCATATTACGATACGAAAAACCTGCAAAAGAGTATGTAGGGAATCTGACTGAAGCACTGGACAAGGCAATCGAAGCATTGGAAAAACAGATACCAAAGCCCGTACAGTACGAAACAGACTATACATGGGGAATCAAGGATCAAACGCCTGTCTGCCCTGTGTGCGATATGTACGTGACCAAAATTGTATTTTTACCCGTTGAAGGGCATGAAGACGCGCCGAGAATTAGTTACTGCGAAAGTTGCGGGCAGGCGATAGACTGGAAAGGTGGCGAGTAAATGACAATGGAAGAAGCAATAAAAATCATAGACTGTTACGACATTGGTTTCTATGATTTAAGCGGAGAAAAAATACCTGCGGATAAATTGGCAGACGCATTTAACATGGCAATCGAAGCTCTGGAGCATAGCCAGTGGATTCCGTGTAGCGAGAAGTTGCCGAGTGATGGTGGCAACTATTTAATCACAGTAGCAGATTTGCGGTTGGGGCATATTGGAGAACACACCGTTACAATGGCAGAGTTTTATGTAAAGGAGAAAAAGTGGAACAGCGCCGTAGATGTGTACGCGTGGATGCCGTTACCAGAGCCGTGGAAAGGAACAGATGATGAGTAAATATACTAAAAGCGAAGAAATGATAGTTTGCGAGGGAGATAAGATAACTTTTGAAAATAAAAGTGATTCAAATTATCTTGTAAGCGCAGGGGTTATATTTGAGAAAAGCGGTTTATACAATGTTTTGGTTGAATCAAAAAGAACTGTTATTTCAAAAGTTGCTGATTCACAAACGGATTGGATACCATGCAGTGAGAGATTGCCATCTAGATTCGGCAAAGTTCTCTGCACATTCATACCATCTGGGGGCAATCTGTGGACAACTGTAATTATTGCTCACTACAGTGATTTGATGGGCATAGCAGAACCATGTTTTTGGGTTGGAGAAGTTGGAAAGAACAGTTTCACGGAGATAACAGAACAAGTAAAAGCATGGATGCCGTTACCTGAACCATACAAAGGCGGTGAAGCATGAACGTCAGTAAAGAAGATTTTGGAGCCCTTTGCATATGTGCCATCAGGTATTGCCAAGGAAGAAGGACATACATGCCTAGTCTCGTGCAAGGAATCGTAAGAGAACATTTTGACCACATACCCGACAACGATTTGGGTGTTATGCTCAATGATTGCGAATCCCAACGTACGATGGACTTATACGGAGATAAGCAGATAGACAAACCAAACTGGCTGAGATGGGAGCAGGACTTAAAGGACGAAATTGAGAGGAGAAAGAAGGATGGAATCTAAATCGAGTGGAGGAGTCGGATTCGCAGGTCTGCTGACGGTAGCATTTATCGTCCTTAGACTGACGAACGTCATCGATTGGGGATGGGTATGGGTCATATCACCTATGTGGATCTCGCTGATACTTGGTGTAATCTTTGCATTAATTTTGAACATGCTCGATGACTAAGGTAGAAGAAATGGACGTAGAAAAAGACATATGGCACATCCTGCATAACGCATCCACGGTAGACATCAAGGATGCCAAGACAAGGCAGGAACAGTTAGATAGAGCAAAAGCAGTAAACGAAGCGGACGTGGTGGTTGCTATCCGATGCAAGGACTGCAAGCACTGGCAGAACAGTCATATATGCCAGTACTGGAGCAGACACGGCACGATAGAAACCGGAGCATACGATTATTGCTCAAATGGGAGAAAGAAATGTTAAAGAAGTACAGATTAGGAGCGTAAAAATGGAAAGTACTTGCAAAACATGCGACCACAGCAAAGAACTTAGCCGTTATTTGGCGTGGTGCTTTTGCTACGGCAAAACAGTAGCAAAGCAAAGAAAAACTTGCGAAAAATATGAACACACTAAAGAAAGGATTGAAGTAAATGATAGACCTTGAATATCAGTTTTATAAAACGAAAAAAGAACTGCGGTTACTTACAGATTTTGTGAACTATTACATGCTTGACAACAAGCAGGCGCTAAAATGTTTAGATAAAGCAGAAACAGAATTGATAAAGGCAGGACAGCATGTTAAAGATTACAATCCCGATACCGCCACGCACGAAAAAGAATAGCAGTAGAATAGTAACAGGCAGAAACGGGAAACCGTTTTTGATACCAAGCAAAGCATACAAAGAATTTGAACAGGCGGCAGGATACTTTTTAAAACCGCAACACATAGATTATCCTGTCAATGTCAAATGTTTGTATTATATGCCAACCAAAAGAAGAGTCGACCTTGTAAACCTGTTAGAAGCCACCTGCGATATTTTGGTAAAGTATGAAGTGTTGGAAGATGACAATTTTAAAATCGTAGCATCTCATAATGGGAGCAAAGTGTTGCATGACAAAGAAAACCCACGTACTGAAATCGAGATAAGCCGCATTTAATATGCGGTTTATTTTTTCTTTGCAAATATTAAAAAATATATTGACAGTATTAAAGAAATGATATAGAAGAATAGTGTCAAAAGACACATGAAAGAAAAACAAGAGAGGAGAGAACAATGATTTACAGCGTACAGATGACATTAAAAGAATTCAGAGAAAAAGAATTTATAACAGGCGGAATTACAGAAGTTGATGGTAATGAATATTACATCGACAAATGCATGGGCGGAAAGTACTTCTGCGGATTCATTGGACAGAAGCAGTACACAAGAGCAACAGCAAGAATGATTCAGACAGCAATTATTGAAGATGTGCTTAAAAAATAGAACAAAAGCACGAAAAAGGGTTTAAGAAAGGAGAAAGAACAATGACAATTTGCGAATGGATTTGGGGAAAGTACACAGAATACAACAACACCAAAGATGAAGATAAGAGATTTAAATACGGCGGAATAATCACAAGCGAAGAAGAAACATTTAGACATTTTGAAGTATTTTGCAAAAACATTTGCAGTGGCGGATATCTGAAAGATTTAAAACAAATCGGGTTCACATATGAACAGTTAGAAAAAGCCAAAGAAAGCAAATACATGAAAGAAGACATGTACAAAGGTGAAATTGCATATCTGTTAACCAATAAAGGGATTAAAACAATTTGGAAATGCATGAATAAACAGACCGCATGAACGGCGGTTTTTTATTATATATTTTATTCAAAATAGAAATGTGGTATAATAAAGAAAACAAACGATTTAAAGGCGGTTTGATGGTCGATTGATTAATTCATCAAGAACGTCATAAAACCTCGTCAAAACCGCAAACAAACGGTCACAGAAGGGAGAAAATGCATTTGGAACAGCTAAAGATTGAATATTTACCAATATCAGCGTTAAAACCATACGAAAACAACGCAAGAAAACATGCAGAAGAGGATGTTGAAGCAATAGCAAACAGTATTGAGCAGTTTGGATTCAATGACCCGATTGGCGTATGGCATGATACGATAGTAGAAGGTCATGGCAGATTATTAGCGGCGCAAGAACTTGGATTGAAAGAAGTGCCGATTATACGGCTTGACCATATGACAGATGAAGAGCGCAAGGCATACGCATTAGCACATAACAAAACAGCAGAATTATCGATATGGGATTTTGAAAAACTAGATGAAGAACTTGCAAACATTGAAATTGATATGAGCGATTTTGGGTTTAGCCAAAGTACAATTAATTGGGATGATGTGGAAGAAATAAGCGAAGACAACTACGAGAAACCTGAAACGGAAAGATTGCGTTGCCCATTATGCGGTGGAGAAGATGAAAAAATAAGGTTTGTAAAAGTATGAAAATTTTCACATCTGCAATTGAAAGCATTGCTATCAAGCAAAATGACAATAAAATGTACTTTGCCGAGTATTGCATAAAGAACAATGTCAAATTGAAATGGAATTTATTAAGTTATTATTATTTAAGAAACCACAAAAGCAATGCTATTTATCTGAGGGATAATAGCGAAGAAATATTAATCGACAGCGGGGCGCACAGTTTTCAATTTGGCAAAAAGGTGAATTGGACAGAATACACTAAAGAGTATGCGCAGTTTATAAAAGAATTTGACAGAAAAAACGTTGTAGGCTATTTTGAGATGGACATTGAAAACATCATAGGTTATGAAAAAGTAAAAGAACTTCGAAAAATTTTAGAAAGTGTTTCGAACAAAATAATACCTGTTTGGCATCCTGATAGAGGAATACAAGACTATGAAGAAATGTGCAAACAATACAAAGGCAAAATTATCGCTATTGGTGGATTCAGAAATACTGACATAAAAGATAACCAATATTTGATGTTTATAAAAGTGGCGAGAAAATATGGTTGCAAAGTGCATTGCTTAGGCATGACAAGAACGAAAGTTTTAGAAAAAGTACCTTTTGATTATACAGATAGCGCAACATGGCTACAAGCAACAAACATGGGAGATATATTTGTTAACGGAATAAGACAGCAGAAAATAAAATTCCCGAAATCAAGGGGAGAAGAAAAGCTAAAGCAATACCTTTACAACTATAAACAAATGCAAATATTTCAAGACAGATTTTACCGAAAATGGAGAAAGGAGTGTGGCGATTGAATGTAAACTAAAGAAGTTGAACGCAGATAATACAACTATAAAAATACCAAAGGAGAAAAACAAATGAAACAAATTAAAAAAGTCACAAACAGCATTGCAATCTTCAGCCCTGACAAAGAAGTGTCTAGGCTTCAAATGACACTAACGTTAATAACGGTGATAGCGCTAATATTAGCGAATATCATGGTAGTAAAAAGCATTAATTTGTTCGGGTTACCGTTTCTAGCAAACACATGCTCGATAATAGCATTTCCTATAACATATGTAATGAGCGATGTTTTTAGCGAAGTATATGGATACAAGTGGTCACGAGTAACAGCAACATGGGCATTCATTGGTACAATTTTATGTTCAATATTCTTTGCGCTGATGATAGCAATCCCGGGCAATGACGCTTGGGCATCGCAAGAAGCATTAAAAACAATTTTAGGCAATACTCCACAAATTGCTATCGCATCAGTTGTTGCATATTGGGTTGGAGATTTAGCAAATGACCGTGTGTTTAGATTGGTGAAAAGAAAAATGCCAAATGAAAAATGGTTCGGGATAAGAGCGATTCTTTCATCACTTGCAGGCAAATATGTTGATGGCGCAATATTTACGTTTATTGGGCTTTCGTTCTTGCCAATGCATACTAAATTAATCATGGTTGCAAATTGCCCGTTTGTGCAGATTTGTTTGGAGATATGTTTGTTGCCGATTACAACACTGGTAATGAAAAAAGTGAAAAAAGCAGAAAACAAAAATGCGCTAAAGGAGTAAAATCATGGCAGGTAAACCTTCAGAAGCACTTGAATGGATAACCGAAGATGGATTATTGAGAATTAAAGGTTGGGCGAGGGACGGTCTAACTGATAAAGACATAGCAGAACACAAGATAGGCATATCAGAAAGAACATTTTGCAGATGGAAAAATAACTATCCGACCATAGTGTCAGCCCTTAAAGAAGGGAAAGCACCAGTTGATACGCAGGTAGAAGATTCAATGTTGAAGTCTGCATTTGGGTTCAAAGTGAAAGAAAAGAAAGCGTTCAAAGTGAAGACCACAAAGAAAAAAGACGGAATGGAAATCACTGAAGAACACATGGAAGTTGTAGAAGTAGAAAGATATGTTGACCCTGTAGTTGTTGCACAGATATTTTGGCTGAAGAACAGAAAACCTGAATACTGGAAAGACAAGCGAGAAACAACCGACACCAATGCAGTAGAAAAACTGGACAAGATACTAAATGGACTTGAAACTATCGCCAAAACAGAATGAGTATATCAGAGAAGCACAGCACCGTCTTAATTTTAAGATTGGCGCTGTGCGTTCAGGCAAATCATTTGTTGATGTCGTATACATGATTCCAAAAAGAATCAGGACGGTAGCAGGCAGAGAAGGACTAAACGTTATTCTTGGAGTGTCAAAAGAAACCATTGAACGTAACGTTCTGCAACCGATGCGAGAAAAATACACTGATGCGATAGTGGGGACGATAAACAGCAGAAACGTTGCAAAGATATGCGGAGAAGACGTTTATTGTTTAGGAGCGGAAAAAGTCTCACAGCTTGGCAAAGTACAAGGAATGAGCATAAAATATCTATATGGCGATGAGATTGCAAAGTGGAATAAAGAGGTGTTTATGATGGCACTATCAAGACTAGACAAAGAATACTCCTGCATGGATGCGGCGTGTAACCCAGAATCACCAACGCATTGGTTAAAAGAGTTTCTCGATAACGAAGACACTGATAAATACATTCAGCACTACACCATTTTTGAGAATCCGTTTCTGCCAAAAGCATTCGTTGAAAATCTCTGCAAAGAATATCAAGGCACCGTTTATTATCCAAGATACATCGAAGGGTTATGGACACGAGCAGAAGGCTTGATATATCCTATGTATGAAGAAGCAATAATAGACGATTTGCCGCAGGTTTATTCCGATTATGGGTTAAGTATAGACTACGGTACGCAAAACGCATTTGCGGCGATGTTATGGGGCTTATGCGATGGTGTATGGTACGGAGTAGATTGTTATTATTATTCTGGAAGAGAAACAGGCATTCAAAAGACCGATGATGAATATTATGAGGACTTGGAAAAATGGTTGTTTGATTACTTTGACAAAAGACCTGAACGAATAGAAACAATCATTGACCCGTCAGCGGCATCGTTTATTGCGGTACTGAGAAAGAAAGGCGGGTACAAAGTCAGACCTGCTGACAATGCAGTTGACGATGGAATCAGAGAAACCGCTGTTTGTATGCGGCGTGGTAAAATAAAGGTGTACAAAGGCATCAAACCATGGTTAAATGAAGTACAAGGATATGTATGGCAAGAAGACAAAGAAGAACCAGTGAAAGAGAATGACCATTTGCAAGATGCCGTTAGGTATTGGGTGCGAACGAAACGCCTTGCAAAGATACAAAGAAGTTACAAAGGATTTATGCATTAGAATGTGAAAATATGTTATAATATAAAAGGCAGGGATAGTGATTGCAACACGAAAGCGATAAGCCTTAATCGTTTCCCTGCCATAATTATTAAGGCGGTTACGAAAGGCGGTAGTACCATGAATGAAGTTTGGAAAAACATTGTTGGGTATGAAGGGAAATACCAAGTTAGTAGTTTTGGACAAGTGAGGAGTATCGACAGAATAGATGCTTCTGGGAAAAAGAGAAAAGGGCGTTTGTTAAAACCATGTAAAGACAAGGATGGATACTTGTATGTTGGTTTAAGCGATGGCGGCGTAACAATCCGAAGGATACACAAGTTGGTGGCTGAAGCGTTTATTGGTTCTTGCCCGAATGGACATCAAGTAAACCACAAAGACGAAAACAAAACGAACAATCGCATTGAAAATTTAGAATATGTCACAGCAAAGCAAAACATTAACTATGGAACAGGAATAAAAAGAAGAGCAGAAAAACGTGGGAGTGCAGTTTGTCAATTATCAAAAAGCGGAGATGTTATTGCCAAGTATCGGTCATTAAGAGAAGCGGCGAAAGAAACGGGCATTGATTTTAGGAACATTAGAAAATGTTGTATTGGAGAAAAATATTACAAAACAGCAGGCGGATATATTTGGAAATATGAAAGGGCGTGATTATTATTAAGACCTATCAAGATTTGTTAGAGATTCCCGACAGAGACCAAGACAGAATGGATTTTGTCAAAACAGTTATCAATGAACACCAGTCAAGCGCATTGTACAAACAAGCTGTATTAGCAGATGAGTACGACAGAAAACAGAATCGAACAATAGTAAACTTTCAAAAGCTGTTGTACACCGTCACAGGCAAGGCAATACCTGACAACTGGTCTGCCAACTACAAACTAACATCAGGTTTTTTCAATCGTTTCATTACTCAGCAAGTTCAATTCTTATTGGGGAATGGAATAACATGGAATGAAGACAGCACAGCAGACAAATTAGGTGATGATTTTGACAAACAGCTACAAACAGCGGCGAAATCTGCATTGGCGGCAGGCGTGGCGTTTGGATTCTACAATCTTGACCATGTGGAAGTATTCGATGTTATGGAGTTTGCACCGATTTACGATGAAGAAAACGGCGCATTAAGGGCAGGCGTTAGATGGTGGCAAGTAGATGCCAATAAACCATTAAGAGCAACGCTTTATGAAGAAGATGGATTTACTGAATATATTTGGAAGAACGGCAAAGGCGAAATACTGCAAGACAAGCGAAAATACAAACTGATAATCAGAAGCACAGAAGCAGATGGAACGCAGATTTATGATGGCGAGAATTATCCATCGTTTCCAATCGTTCCGCTGTGGGGCAATCCGCACAAGCAGAGCGAATTAGTTGGATTAAGGGAACAAATCGATGCATATGATTTAATCAAAAGTGGATTCTGCAATACCATCGATGAAGCATCGTTCATATATTGGACAATAAACAACGCAGGCGGCATGGACGATGTCGATTTAGCAAAGTTTGTTGAGCGTATCAAAACGGTACATGCGGCAAATGTAGAAGACACAGGAGCAACAGCCGTTGCAAACACACTAGAAACGCCGCACGAAGGGCGTGAAGCGCTGTTAGACAGGTTAAAAAAAGACATGTATGATGATTACATGGCGTTGAATATTGACGATATTAAAGGCGGCGCAGACACAGCAACGCATATCAGAGCGGCATATGAACCAATGAACAGCAAAGCAGACCAATTTGAATATTGTGTAAAAGATTTCATTGATGGGATTTTGTTTGTTGCAGGAACAGAAGACAAACCGACATTCACACGTTCATATATTATCAACACTCAGGAAGAAATCAGCACGCTACTGCAAGCAAGCCAGTATTTGGACGATGAATATGTTACAAGGAAAATACTTACTTTGTTAGGAGATGCAGACAAAGCAGAAGAAGTATTGAAGAATATGGAAGCGAATGAATATGACAGATTGAACGGCAATCCAACAGAACCGTCAGAAGGTAAAGAATAATGGATGCAGGGCATAAGTACGCAGATTTAGTGCTAGAAGAAATCGCGAGACAGCTTGCAGAAAAGATAGGCAAAGCCAGCAAAAAGGTAATCGAAAAACTAAAGAAGTACCTAAAGAAACATGAAAAAGAAATCAAAAGACAACAGCAACGGGTTTCTGATGGTGAAATCACAGAACGTGAGTATGAACAATGGGCGGCAAACACACTGACAACAGGCAAAGAATGGGCGAAAGTGCGTGATGAAATCGCAGAAGATATGAGCATTGGCATGGAAGATGCTATAAAAGGAACAGCGGCGTTATTGACGTTGGTTTATATTTTCAATCGGAATGCAAGCAATAGCCAGATTGAATGGGCGATGAAAACAGCGCGAAAAAAGAAAATCAAATTGCCAAGAATCAGAATGCACAAACCTATTGTACCAAAACACCCACGGCACAGAAAAAACACTTATTGGCACAGACGAAAATTGGATGCTGTGATACGGAGTGAAATGAAAAAAGGACACAGTATAGACAAGATTGCCAAAGCTGTGAACAAAGTATCTGATATGGACATGAAAGCATGTTATAGAACAGCAAGAACAGGTGTTACAGCGGCAGAAAACATGGCTAGAATCGATTCATACTTTGATGCAATAGATAAAGGCATACCGATGATGAAGCAATGGTACGCGACAAAAGACAGTCGAACCAGAAAAAGCCACAGGATTATTGATGGCGAACGTATACCAATCAATGAATATTTTGCAAACGGTCTATTTTACCCTGCCGACCCAGATGGAGAACCTGCCGAAGTTTACAATTGCCGATGCACATTATTAGGCGTTCCAGATGGCATAGATTTATCAGATATACCAACGTCACCTGCCGAAATGGGGCGGCTTGAATGGATAGCATCAAAACCAGTATCAAAACCATATCCAGTGAGGTAAAACTATGCAAATTATAATCGATGCAAACAATCTTGATGCGGCAAAAGTGTTGAGCGATGAAGCGTGTGAAAGAGCGTTAGAAAGATGCGGTCAATTATGGGAAGACAGAGCAAAAGTATATGCGCCAGTTGACACAGGAAGATTAAGAAATAGCATCAATCACCACTTACAAAGCAGTGATACAGTTGTAACGGAAACAAATGTTGAATATGCAATTTATCAAGAATTTGGAACGTCAAGGCAATCTGGCACGCCATTTTTAAGACCAGCAGGATTAAACCATATAGCAGAATACAAAGCGATAATTGAACAATCATTAAAATAGTTGCACCATTTGTAAATTAATGATAGACTACAGATGGTCGAATAGTAAAGAAATACTTACGAAGTAAAGGAGACAATAAATGGCACTAAGCAGGAAGTTTCTCAAAGCAATGGGAATCGAAGATGAAAAAATTGATGAAATCATTTCAGCACACACTGAAACGGTTGACGCACTAAAAGAACAGCGTGACCAGTACAAGGAAGATGCTGAAAAGCTCCCAGATGTCCAAAAGGAATTGAACAAGGCAAAAGCCGCCGCCGAAAACAACGACAACGATGAATGGGAAAAGAAGTACACCAAAGTAAAAAAAGACTTTGATGAGTACAAGGCGAACATTCAGAATGAAAAAGAAATGGCGGCGAAAAAATCAGCACTTGAAGAAGTAGCAAAAGACTTTCTGTCGGAAAACGGCGTTGCAAAAGCAATCAAGTATGCTGATTGGGATGCTTACGAAGTCGATGATAAAGGCAAGTTGGTAGATGCCAAGAAGCACATCAAAGACTTAAAAGAAGAATGGGCAGATTACGTGCTGAAAGAAGACACCAAAGGTGCTGACACGAAAAAGCCGCCAACAGGCGGCGGCGGTGGCAAAATGATGAAGATGGCAGACGTTTACAAGAAAGATGAACGTGGGCGATATGTAATGGACGCCACTGAAAGACAAGAAGCAATAGCACAAATGATTGCAGAAGGAGATGAATAACATATGGCAAAATCGAATCTTACTAAAGCGGCGAATATTAATGTTCAGGCTAGAGAAATCGACTTTGTAACTAGATTTTCAGACAATTGGGATGCGCTCAGAACAATCATGGGCATTATGCGTCCTATCAGGAAAGCACCGGGGACTAAACTTGTTGCCTACGAAGCTAACGTAACGCTTCAGAGCGGCGCAGTGGGCGAAGGCGAAGAAATACCATACAGCCTTGCATCTGTAACGCAGGTAGCACTTGGCGACCTGTCACTTGAAAAATATGCAAAAGCAGTATCGATTGAAGCGGTCGAAAAGTATGGTGCGGCGATTGCAGTCGAAAAGACTGATGACCAGTTCCTTGTTGAATTGCAGAACATGGTTCTTGAAAGGTTCTATACTTTCCTGAACACAGGAGCGCTGACAAGTGCAGAAACCACATGGCAGAAAGCGCTTGCAATGGCAAAAGGTAATGTAATAGACAAGTTTCAGAAGATGCGCAAAACCGTTACTCAGATTGTAGGTTTTGCAAATGTACTTGATTTGTATAAATATCTTGGCACTGCTGATGTTACAGTACAGACAGCTTTTGGTCTGACTTACATTCAGGATTTCATGGGATACAGCACACTGTTCCTGCTGTCAGAGCCTGACATTCCGAGAGGAAGAGTAATTGCGATTCCTGTGGAAAATATTGACCTTTACTACATCGACCCATCAGACAGCGATTTTGCAAGACTTGGACTTGACTACACGGTTGCGGGCGAAACAAATCTGATTGGATTCCACGCAAACGGAAACTACAACACGGCTGTTGGAGAAATGTTCGCACTCATGGGAATGGCTTTGTGGGCGGAATATCTTGATGGCATCGGCGTTGTTGATGTAGGAACAGAATCATTCACAGCAGTACAGACCACCACAGGCAAGAATCCTGCGGCTGAAATGTGGTATGAGAAGGATGCAAGCAACAATTATTTCAGAACAGTAGACACTACACCTGCGGCAGGAAAAACTTATTACACTAGAACAGTAACAACAGGTGCATAATGTATAAGGTCATTAAAGAATTTGCAGATTTGCAGGATAACAACCATGTGTACCATGTAGGGGACAAGTTTCCGCATAATGGACGCAAGGTGTCAAAAGAGCGGTGCAAGGAGTTGGAAACAAGCGCCAATTTAATCGGTGCGCCGCTCATTGCAAAAGAGCAAAAGAAAGGTAAAAAGGATGCTGACTGAATTATGCAAAGAATTAAATAATTGGTTTGACTACAACCAACCGAAATGCTTTGGAAACATTGTTATTGAAGGTGGGGTTTTAGCAACAGATTGCGGCATACAAGATGGTCAGTATTTTCGCATTGTAGGAAGTCTGTTTAATGACGGAGTTTATGAGTACCCTGCGGCTGATTTGACGGACGAAACTTTTGAAGGTGCTGTGTGGCTAATGGCTATTCCAATAGATGTTATCGAATTAGCAAACGAAATTAGCGCATGGAAAAATAAATACCAGTCATTAGACAGTCCTGCAATGTCCCCTTATAATTCAGAATCATTTGGCGGATACAGTTACAGCAAGTCAGGCGGCGCAAGTTCAAGCGGCAATGTAGATTTGTCGGGGACTTGGCAAGGAGCGTTTGCAGACAGATTGAACCATTGGAGAAAGATTAGGCCATGAGTTTACTAGAACAGGCAATGGAGCCGTGTGTATTGATGGACAAAAGAACAGTGCCTGACGGCTACGGCGGGTACAGGACAGAATACGTTGCAGGAGCGCCATTTGATGCGGCAATTGTATTCGATACATCTATACAAGCAAGGACGGCAGAAAAACAAGGCGTTACAAGCCTTTACACGGTCACAACACCAAGAGCATTGACATTGGAATACCATGATGTTTTTAAGCGTGTGAGAGACAACAAAGTGTTCCGTGTAACATCCGATGGTGATGACAAATACACGCCTGCAAGCGCAACGCTAGACATGCGGCAAGTAACAGCAGAGGAGTTCAAACTGAATGGATAAATGGCAAGCAATAAATACATTTTGGAATAGTTTTGACATTCCTGCATATGATGCCAGTTCCGTTGATTCAGGCGAAAATTCACCCGAACCGCCGTATATAACCTACGAAGCACAAACAGGAGCATTGAACCAAGTTCTGACGCTGACAGCATCGCTTTGGTATCGGTCAACCAGTTGGCAAGAAATATCACAAAAAGCGGATGAAATCGCAGAAACAATCGGAACAGGATACAAGATACTGAATGTTGATGGCGGTTATTTATGGATAGTAAGAGGGCAACCATTTGCACAAAGAATGGCAGACCCAGAAGATGATATGATACGAAGAATTTATATAATTTTGGACGCAGAATTTTTGACTGCATACTAAAGGAGTTGATAACATGGGTGGAACATATACCGTAATACCACAGGACACGTTTGAAGCAATGCAGTTGGATGCAGGTGTTTTGCTTAAAACGTTTGACCCTGCCACACCTGCCGCACCTGCGGATGCTGACATTATTTGTGCAACCACAGGCGGCATCAACGTTGTTTGTACACCAAATTATAGTGATTTAGGCGAAGACGTTGACAATGTTCCCAATAATATGAAAGAACTGAAACATTTGGACTATTGGGATTGTTCTTTCGGCTTTACAAGCCTTGATACATCGGCAGAAGGAATCAGGCTTGCACTTGGAGCGGCAGACGTTACAGCGGCAAGCGGAAAGATTGTTCCAAGAGCCAATTTAAGTCAGGACGATTTCACAGACATTTGGTGGGTAGGAGATAAAGCAGGCGGCGGTTTCGTTGCCGTGAAACTTATCAATGCATTGTCAACAGATGGATTCAATTTGCAGACCACCAAGAACGGCAAAGGGCAGACATCTTGCACATTAACAGGACATGTTTCAATCGATGCACAAAACACAATGCCGATGGAATTTTATTCTATCGATTCATAAGGAGAAATCATGAGAAAACTTTCCGAGATTAAAGGCGAAGAAGCGATAGACGTATTGGCAGAAATCTTAGTGCCAATCGTAGACATTTGGAGCGATGAAGAAGTAAAAAAAGGTTATGAAGACAAGAATGTTGCAAAAGCGGTCAGTGTTGCTTTGAAAAAGTACCACAAAGAAATCATAGGGATATTTGCAACATTAGATGGCAAGACCTACGAAGAAGAGTGCAAAGCAATCAATCTTGTTTCGTTGCCTGCTGATATTATTGAATTACTGAATGAGCCTGCAATCAAAAGCCTTTTTATGTAGCACAGTCAGAAGATAATCTTGATACCTTTTGGCTGTGTTATGGGAATTATAACGGAAAGAAAGATATTCGCCTGTTCGTGAAATACCTACAGGCGAATTATCATAAAAAGAGCAAAGATGCGGCATTCAGATATTATGTAACAGATGTGCTAAAGAACATCAACGAAAGCGTTGCGAACACAATGTCAGGCAAGTACATGCAGGCACGTTTTTATGACATACTGAATCCGCCAAAAGAAGAAACAAGAACAGCAGAAGAAATAATCCAACACATCAAAGATGGATTAGACAAGATAGGAGCGTAATATGGACGTCTTAAATTTAAGAGCATTATTGACGCTTGACAAAACAGATTATGACAGAGGATTAAACGAAGCCGACAGCACTGCCAATTCGTTTGGTTCTAAATTTGGCGGTAAAATGAAAACCGCCGCTAAAGTAGGAGCCGCCGCATTGGGGGCTTTTGCTGTTTCATCGGTAAAAACAGGCGCAGACTTTGACAAGTCAATGAGCCAAGTTGCCGCAACGATGGGATACACTGTCGAAGACCTGAACACAGCAGGAAGTGAAGCACAGCAGACTTATGAAAAATTAGAACAAGCGGCACGGAAAGCAGGCTCAGAAACAGCATTCTCAGCGGAAGAAGCGTCACAGGCATTGAACTACATGGCGTTAGCAGGATATGACGCAGAAACATCAATGGCGATGATGCCAAAAGTTCTGAACTTAGCTGCCGCAGGAAACATGGATTTAGCTAATGCGTCTGACATGGTAACAGATACGCAATCGGCATTAGGATTGTCATTGGATGAAACTAGCCAGTTAATTGACAAAATGGCAAAAGCGTCTAGCAAATCTAATACAAGCGTTGAGCAGTTAGGTTCCGCAATGCTGACTGTTGGTGGCACTGCGAAGATGCTAAAAGGCGGCACAACAGAATTATCAGCGGCGTTAGGAATATTGGCAGACAACGGCACAAAAGGTGCTGAAGGCGGAACGGCATTAAGAAATGTACTGTCAACAATATCAGGAGCAAAATTTGAAAAATCCTTTGGAGCATTAGGCGTTTCTGCGTATGATTCAGAAGGGAAATTAAGGTCATTGAAAGATATTCTTGCGGACATGAATGTCGCAATGGAAGGCATGACCGAGCAAGAAAAAACGCAGTTAATTAACAAAACGTTCAATGCAAGAGATTTGAAAAACGTCAATGCTTTACTTGCAACATCAACCGACAGATGGGATGAACTGACAGGAGCGATTGACGATTCAGAAAATGCCGCCGCCAATATGGCTGAAACGCAGTTGGATAATTTGTCAGGCGATGTAACAATTTTAAAGTCAGCGTTTTCGGAACTACAGATAACCATATCTGATATGGATAATGGCGTTTTACGTGATTTTGTACAAGGAATCACAGAAGGAATCGGAGTGCTGACAGATGCGTTAAAAGCTGACAGCCTGACAGAAGCATTGAGCATTCTTGGCAATGGAATAGAATCGTTTGCAAGTTCTGCGGTTGAAAGATTCAGCAACATGGCAAGTTCAGTAGGGCAAGCAATACCAAATTTGATTTCAACTTTCATGAATGGGTTTGCGTCGTTAAGCGGAAATTTGCGTTCAAAAGCATCCGACTTTATTGATGTTGGTCTGAATTTAATTAAAAACATAGCAAAAGGGATAATAGACAACATACCGACATTTATTGAAACCGTTCCGACAATTATTGAAAATTTTGCGGGAATAATCAACGACAATGCGCCAAAGATTATAGCAACAGGGGTTTCGATTCTAAAGGCACTAGCAAGCGGTATAATCAAAGCAATTCCAGTTTTGATATCTAATATACCGAAGATAATAAAAGCGGCTGTAGCGGCGTTTAAAGCGTTCAACTGGGCGAATGTGGGGCGGCTTGCATTAAGAGGAATTGCAAATGGTTTGAAAGCGGCAGGCGGTCTTCTGAAATCAGCGGTCACAAAACCAATCAATGCGGCAAAATCCTTTATGATTGCAGGCTTTGCGGCGGCTAAAGAAAAAATAGTAAGCACGTTCAGCGGAATCAAAGACGCAGTAAAATCAAAACTTGATGCGGCAAAAGATGCAGTGAAAGGAATAGTGGATAAAATTAAAGGGTTTTTCCCATTGCACATAGGACGCATTTTCAGCGGTTTGAGTCTGCCGCATTTTAGTGTATCAGGCGGCAAAGCACCTTTTGGAATTGGGGGTAAAGGTTCGCTTCCGTCTTTCAGTGTTTCTTGGTACAAGAAAGCAATGGAGAATCCTTACATGTTTACCGATGCGACTCTGTTTGGAGCAGGCGAAGCAGGTGATGAAATCATGTATGGTAAAAAAAACCTGATGAATGACATTACAGAAGCGGTTGGAACAAAACCAACAACAATTACAATCAACAATTATATTGATGGCACAAAAGACCCTGAAGTTTATGCAAAGAAAATGTCAAGGCAGTTGAAATTAGAATTGAGGACAATCTAATGGCAATCACAATAAAACCAAAAGGACTAAAGATAGAACGTAACAAGAACAAATTTACGTTTTCGTGGCAGATTGCGGACAAGGATTATAACGATGGGCAACGGCTGTATTGGGACAAAAGAATTTCAAAAGGCGGCACGGTCAAGACAGGGGAAGAAGCAAAAAGCGTCAAAATAGGCAAAAAGACCACAAGCAAATCTGTCACAATAACTCCTAGCAGTTATTATCCTACAACATCAAAGATAATAAAGAGCATCACGTTTTATGTACAGGGAAACCGTGACAAGTACACGAAAAAAGGCAAAACAATCAATCCTTCAATGTCCGAATTGTCGCAAAAAACATATGAAATTCTGCCGCCATCCACTCCAAAAGTCACGCAGGCGCTATCAGACGTTTGGAACAAATGCGTATTCGCATGGGAAACAAGCGTTAGCGACACAAACCAAAGGCATTTTGTTAATGTTAAATGGGAGTCTATCCTCGTAAAAAACGCAGAAGGGAACGGCGAAAATTACAGGTGGAGCGCAGGCGCAACAGGGTGGCAAACAGGAACAGGCAATGCAACTGGTAGCAAAACTATAACAGAAGATACTTTTACTTTGGCTGAAGAATCTTACACAAGATTTTTCAGAGTGCAGGCGAGAGGGTGCGGCGGAGCAAGTGAATGGGCGTACACAAAACATGTTTACGCCAAAACAAATCAAGCAGAAGTAGATAAAACAAAAGTTACTGACACGGACAACGGTCAAGATGTAAGAGTCGAATGGTCGGCTGATACAGGAATAGCAAAACCGATAGATACTACTACAGTACAATGGCTTATTGGTATTCCGTTGGAAGGTTTGCAAGTGCCTGAAGGAACATGGCAAGATGCAAATGTGTCTGCTGATACTAGCGGAAAAGATGCGGCGGTTATCAGCGTAAACCAAAGGCTGACAGCAGACCAATGCTTGTGGGTAAAAGTCAATACAAAGCATGACAACGAAACAACAGAAGGTGTACCAACGCTTGTAAAAAAAGGATATTTAGCACTTCCATCTCTGGGCAGTATAGTGACGGATGACACAACACATAGAGCAACCGTTCATGCAACTAATGCGTCACAAGTAGAAGATTCGTTTTTAATTGTCTACTATAGACCTGCATCAAATCCTGAAGGCATACCGCTTGGAATTATTGAACACGGCGAAACAGAAACAACTATACAATGTCCTGATTGGTCTGAAGAATCAGGCATAGCGTTTGGAGTAAAAGCATTTACAGGAACTTATGAAGAAAAGACTGTTGATGGCTTGACAAACTACGTTATGACTGATTTGTGGATGGAGTCAAAAGGCATCCAGTGGAATGCAGGAGAAGTTCCAAAACCTGCTCAAAATGTTACTGCAAAACCAACAGCAATCAGAGGAACTATCAGAGTAGATTGGGATTGGACATGGACAGAAGCGAACGGTGCAGAAATAGCATGGTCTGACCATGAAGACGCATGGGAAAGCACTGACGAGCCTGACATTTACACAATCAGCAATGTCAAACCGTCACATTGGAATATTGCAAATCTTGAAACAGGCGTAACGTGGTATATCAGAGTGAGATTGTTCAAAGGCACAGGCGATAATATAACGTATAGTCCTTGGAGCGATTTAACAACCGAATCAACAGTTGATTTGGCAACAGCGCCAAGTAAACCGATGCTCATTTTGAGTGAATCAGTAATACCACAAGATGGAAGCGTGACGGCATCATGGGTCTATTCTACGACAGATGGAACAGACCAGTCATATGCTGAAATTTGTCAAGGTGAATTTGAAACAGGATTTGTACCAACAAAATTAATAGCGCACACTGAAACAGCACAACATGTTACAATCAATGCAGAAGAAGCGGAGTGGGAAACAGGAGAAACGTATAATTTGGCTGTGCGTGTATGGTCTGCAAGCGGCAAAGTATCAGACGAATGGAGCGCACCTGTCAGCATTAAAATTGCAGAACCGCTTGTGGCTACGATTACAGAGACCAGCTTAGAAACCATATCTGTTGAAGTCAATCCAAGGTCATTTAGCGGAGACATAATTGCATTTGACACTGACATGGAAGAGGATTTCACGAAAATGCAAGTTTCTTTGGAACCAATCCAAGACCTGCATGGATACGACAGACCTTGGGTTGGCGGTGCTGGGAAGAATAAACTGCCGCAGTATTCAAAAGGGCAAACGGTTAATGGAATCGTATGGACGGTTAATGAGGATGGCTCGTTAACTGCAAAGGGCACGGCAACGGAACGGTCGATATTTTATTACTTACCAAACAATGATTATGGGTATATAAGCGGTAGCATAAAAGCAACAATGCTTGATAAGAATGGTGATGTCATTCCCGCATCAATGGATTCTGTTAATTCGGGCATAAAAATCGGAAACACTTGGGGAGGCTTTAATTCTGTTACGATGAACGTTGATGGCGTTTTATCACAAGTGTGGTTTTCTATTGATAAATTAAACACCGCTATCGATTACACTATTTACCCAATCGTGTATGATGCTTCATTATCCCCTACTCCATGGACACCCTACTCCAACATCTGCCCAATTAGCGGATGGGATGAAGTGGAAGTGGAACATGTAGGGAAGAATTTGTGGGATTTTGCATCTTTGCTTGTAGGTATTACACAAGAAGGGGATGTCTTCACTTTTCCTACAGTTTCAGGCACTAGACCAATGCTGACGTTTTCTGAAGAAGATATAGACATTGTTATTGGAGCATCTTCTGTTTCTTACACAACCGCAGGCAGTAATATGAGGGTAGAATTGTATAACAGTTCCGACACTTTAGTTACACAGATAACTATAACAACATTGAATGTTGTCAGGAATGTTAATGGTGTGTCAAAGATTCGGTTCAATTATGGCTCTTTAGGTACTAATGTTAAAGTCGCAGAACCGATGATTCGCCTTGCGTCAGACACAGACCCGACCTACGAACCATACCAAGGCAAAACCTATACGACCAAACTGGTAGAAAACATATGGGATGAAGAGTGGGAAAATGGATATATTGTTGCTTCTACTGGAGCAGTCGCACCTTCAACAACAGAATTTGTCAGCAAGAATTTTATACCTGTTTCTCCAAATACAGATTACTATGTTGTGTGTCCGTACACTGGTGCAAATCGTATAGCAATGTATGATGAAAATCAGAATTGGATTGGCTCAACTGGGTGGGGTGTATTCCAAACAGGATTAAGAACAATGCCTTCTAATGTCTATTACATCAAATTTTACTGTACAGGGAGCACTTATAACAACGACATCCGCATATACTATGCACCAATGCCTGACGGGTATGTATACGGCGGTACGGTGGATTTGGTGAGTGGGGAGTTAGTGATTGATAGGGCGATGGTGACGCTTGATGGGTCAGCCGATGAGGGTTGGTCTGTCGGAACAAAAGCAACACATTATCGGGGATATACGTATGCGTTATCAGACATAAAGTCACACTCGCAAAATGCACAACCAACAAGTGCAATTTGTGACAAGATTCCAACAGGAACATGGAACAATGCGTTCGGCGGCGTTCTCGCTATTGGTCAAACAGGGAAAGCGATTGGGTTTGGTCTTGACAGTTTAGGTATAACGAATTACACAGACTTGAACGAGTGGCTGTCGAACAATCCAATAACCATCTGCTACCCACTCGCCACACCCCAAACCTATCAACTAGACCCACAGACGATTGAAACGCTTGTTGGGCAGAATAATTTGGCAACTGATGGTACATTGGCGGTCAGGATTTCAGAGTCTTACAAAGATGTTTTGGCATTGACAGAAATGCCGCTAACTGTTACGGTAGAAGGAGCAGGAGAAGGCGGAGAAACAATACTTGCGATTGAACGTGCTGAGTCTTACCATAACGGAAAACCTGATGAAACAGAGTACAACGGTTATGATAAAGAAATTGTTGTATTGATGGAGCAGACAGGAGAACAAGAATTTGAAGTAGAAACCAATGATTTGGTGGGTACGTTTGATGACGGCGCAAAATATCGCATAGTCGGAACAGTGCGTGACGATTTAGGGCAATCAGGCCAAGATGAATTGGAGTTTGTTGTAATGTGGGAGCATCAAGCTGTGGAACCTAATGGCGAAGTAGAGATTGAAAATTACATTGCGAAAATCAAACCTATTGCGGCAGAAAGCATGAGCGAAACCGATAAATGTGATATATACAGGCTATCAGCAGACAGACCAACTTTAATTTATAAAGGCGCAGAGTTTGGAACGGAGTATGTTGACCCATATCCAACTATTGGCGAACACGGCGGTTACAGACTTGTAACCATGACGGCAAATGGAGATTACATCACAGCAGATAATACATATGCATGGTTAGACGTGGAAGAATCGCTCGATTATGATGGCACGATAATAGATTTTGGCGGCGGCCAACTATTCTTGCGTTACGGCATAAACATATCTCATGATTGGGCAAAAGATTTCACGAAAACTGATTATCTTGGCGGCGCACAGCAAGGAGATTGGAATCCTGCTGTTACAAGGAAAACAGACGTATCAGCGGCGTTGGTTACGCTGACAGATGCAGATGATGTGGAAGTTATGCGCAGATTGGCAGATTATGCAGGAATCTGTCATATAAGAACAGCAGACGGTTCGAATTTTGCTTGTGACATACAAGTGTCGGAATCTAATGATGCAAACAAATATGGAAAAATTGTCACATATTCGCTGAACATCACAGAAGTTGATTCGCAAAGGTATGATGCAATGACCTATGAAGAATGGTTAGAAATGCAAGGTGAAGATTGATGGATTGGACAAAAGGTTATAGCGCTCAATACTACATGACCGTTGTCGACCCGATTACATGGCGAGATACAGAACGAATTGAAATAACAGGCGGTTCTATCAAGCATGAAAGCACAGGATTAATAGAGTCGGCGGATGTCGATTGCGTCAATTATGACCAAAGCAGAGAAAAATGGATAAGGATTTATCTTGACGCAAGACAAAACAGCGGCGGTGAACGTGTGGCGTTGTTCACTGGTTTGGACAGCACGCCTGAAGCGGAGTTCAACGGCGCATTGCAGAGCAATCAAGTGCAGTGTTATTCGGTGCTAAAGCCTGCCGAAACTGTTTACCTTGATTTAGGTTGGTATGCGCCTGTAGGATTTGACGGAGCGCAGTTGGTGAAACAATTGCTATCCGTCACGCCTGCGCCTGTTGTTGTTGAAGGCGTAGCACCTGCATTAAAAGAATCTATAGTAGCCGAACAAGATGAATCAAATTTGACGATGGCAGAAAAAATTCTAAAAGCTATTGATTGGCGCTATCGAATTGCAGGAGATGGAACAATAACAATCTGCCCAAAAGCAAGGCAACCAGTTATTAGGTTTGACTTACTTAATTATGACATAGTAGAAACAACTATAAAAAAGTCGAATGATTGGTACGAATGCCCGAATGTTTTCAGGGCAATTGAAGATGATATGATGGCAATAGCAAGAGATGATGACCCTGACAGCATGTTATCCGTACCAACAAGAGGACGTGAAATTTGGGCACAAGAAACAAACTGTGATTTAAACGAAAATGAAACCATTGCAGAATATGCCTACAGGCGGTTGAAGGAAGAACAAGCGCATAGCATAAGCGTTGAGTATGAGCGGCGGTTTGTTCCTGATGTTTTTACAGGTGATATTGTAGACTTGTATTTACCACAGCAAAAGGTGAACGGATGGCATAGGATAGAATCACAGACAATTGATATGGGCAAATCTCACGTTTCGGAAAAGGTGATAGAATGGCAAGCGTAACAAAAGATTTGATTGATGCAATCAATGCAATGTTCAAGCGAAAAACAAGTGAATACGATGCGACAGCGACAGTAAAACGAATTGAAGGCAATCGGGCATGGGTGCATATTAACGGTGGCGTAGATGAAACGCCTGTTGATACTATGACAATAGATGCGAGTGTTGGCGATACTGTCAGAGTGCATGTTGGCGGCGGTAAAGCATGGATAACAGGAAATGCGACAGAACCGCCGACAGGAGACCGTGAAGCAAGGAAGGCGCATAAGATAGCTTATAGCGCCTACAATCAATCTTTGCAGATGAATGATAAATTGCTCGACATGGGCATAAAAGTTGATGAGACAGGCGATATGGCTGTTCTAGCACTAACTTCTGCTGATGGCAAGAGTACGGTGTATCATTCAGCGGTAGAACCAACAGGCGGCGATTACAAAGTTGGCGATACATGGTTTGATGCCGATGATGATAACAAAATCTACAAATGGAGCGGTACAGCATGGGTTGCGGTGGCATTGGGCGATGATGCTATATCAGATTTATCAGCGAACAAATTGACCGCAGGAACAATCGACGCAAGTCAAATCACGGTCAGTAATATTGACGCTGGAAATATCACAGCAGGAAAATTGAGTGCTGACAGAATCAATGTATCTGCAATACATGTTGGTGATTTGTACGATGATGGAACGTATCTGACGCAAGATGAAGCAATCACAATTACAAATGTTGCTTATGCTTATCAATTATCGACTAATGGCACAACTCCGCCAACAGGCGAATGGAGTTCTACACCAGTTGCTCCAACAGCAACGCAGTATGCTTGGACACGAACAACTACCACATACTCAGACGGGACAATTGTTACTACTTATACAGTTGGCGGTAAACAAGGAATTCAAGGTATACAAGGAGAAAAAGGAGATGATGGAGATAGCATAACAATTACATCGCAAACTGTTCGTTATCAATCCAGCACAAGCGGAACAACAATACCAACAGGAACATGGGAAAGTACAGTTCCGAGTGTGAGTGCAGGCAATTATTTGTGGACAAGAACAATTGTCAATTACTCGGATGGCACAAGCACAACCAGCTATTCGGTCGCAAGGCAAGGTGAGAATGGTGCAGATACATCAAGCCAATACATGGAATTTACATCTGCAAACGGTCTGAGGGTATATTCAGGTGACAAATCAAGTTCAAGCTATAACACATCTTACACACAGATAAAATCCAATGGCACTGATATTGTCAGCAATGGAACAACATTGGCGCATTTTGGATATGACACAGGACAAGCGGAAAGTGGAACAGCAACAGCACCTTATTACACATTAGGAACAAGAGCGAGTGACACAGCATCAACAAGGGGTAACTATTCTGTAGTAGAAGGAATAAACAACACTGCAAGCGGAAGAGGGTCACACGCAGAGGGACTGAATTGCGTAGCTGATGGGGAGTATTCGCACGCAAGTGGCGAAGGAACTGTTGCGTATGATAGGAGTCAGTTTGTAATTGGAAGCTACAACAAAGACAGCGGAACAAGTTCGCAAGATTATGGATATGCGTTCATAATTGGTAATGGGAACATTAGAACAGGAACAAGAAGTAATGCATTTACTGTAGATACAGCAGGAAACGTTGATTCAAGCGGAAGAATGACCCATGTGTGTTATACAAATGACATAGATGAGATGAGTGTAAGCACAACAAATAGCCCGAAAAAAATCCCAATAAGGACGATAGAAACTTTTGGTGACGGCTCAGCTTACTTTCAACGGGACGTATCTTCGCAGGGAATCACTGTTATAAAAAAGGGCATCTACATCATATCAGTGCAAGCAGGTGTAAATCCTGCGACAAGCGGTGATTTGATGGGGTTGGAAATCTACAAAAATGGTTCAAGTGCAATTGGTCCTGAGTACCGAAGAGTTGGCGGCAATTATGATACGGTCGTTTTGATGCCTACAGTTGTTTCGTTGAGTGCAGGCGATGTGCTTACGTTGTATGGACGGAATAACACGTCTGCAAGGGGCACGTTCGTTTCATGCAGATTTACAATCCACAGAATTTAAAGAAAGGAGATATGATGAAGTATTTAATTCAAAACCGCAAAGAATTTGCAATCACAGTTGTGGCTTTTGTCATGGCTGTAATTAATCTTATAAGGTCAATCAGAGAAGGCGTTTTTACTTCTGATAATCTTATTACTGTTATCTTGACTGCTATTGGAGTTTTGGCGTGGTACTATAACATCCCTACATCCGAAGAAAATTGCATAGCAACAGGCGAAATGAGAGCAAGAAAGCAATACAACAAAGGCGATGTTTACAACGAACAGATTGGTGAGATTGAGGGAGAAGGTGAAGAAGATGACAGTAACGTATAGACAATATGATGCACGTTGGGGAAATATTGTTTACACAAAAGGCGGTTCCACTTTAGCACACGCAGGTTGCGGAGATACGTCAGTTGCCATGCTTGCTACAAATAACCCGAAGTACGCAAACGTAACGCCAAAAGATGTGGTGCCTTTTATGAAAAAGCATGGATACAATTACAAAGGGACAACATGGGACGGAATCACAAAAGGGTTGGAACATTATGGTTTTGTGACAGCGAGAAGTTCCAATGCAGAAACAATTTTTAAGTGGCTTGATGGCGGCTTTTTTGACCGTGGAATCATCAACTTTGAAGCAGGGAAACAGGGCGGTGTAACATGGACAAGTGGCGGTCATTATGTTGTTTTCTCGGCGTATGAAAAGAGAGGAAACAAACATTGGTTTTACACTAGAGACCCCGGCATGAGGAAGAATGATGGATGGCATTGTTTCGAAAAAACCATGTCTGAGTTGATAAGGATGATTTTTGTTTGTTACCTTCCATCTGAACACAGAAAACCGGAAGTTATACAGCCGAAAAAGAAAACTAATATCAAGTGCATAGATGTTTCCGAAGCACAAGGAAAAATTGATTGGAAAAAAGTCAAAGCAGATGGAATTAAATATGCTATAATCAGAGCAGGCTACGGATGGACTCATGTTGATAAGTGTTTCAAACAGAACATAAAAGGAGCACACGAAGCAGGTCTGAAAATCGGCATTTATTGGTTTGGCTATGCATACAAAAAAGAACACGCAATAGCAGAAGCAGAAGGATGTTTGCGAACGATTTTGCCGTACCGAAAATGGATTGATTTACCTGTCTTTTATGATTGGGAATACGATTCTATGAAGTATGCGAAAAAACACGGTGTAAAGCCAAATAAGAGCCTTATAACGACATTCAACAAATTGTTCTGTAGTCGGGTAAAAGCGGCAGGATTCAAAGTAGGGGTTTACTACAATCTTGATTACAAAAAGAACTATCTGAATTTGAAAAAACTGGATGGTTTTTACAAGTGGCTTGCATACTACACCAAAACCAAACAGAAAAACATAGCAGTACAGCAGTACACAAACAAAGGAAAGGTGAACGGCATAAACGGCAGGGTTGACAGAGATTGGATTGTCAACGAAAAGCTGTTATGATATACTAAGCAGGGCGATTATAGATATGACTATACATTTAAACATTGTGACAATCGTATATGTATGCAGTTGCATCGGGATAGTGGGCGGTGCAATCAAGATTTTGATAGAAGCAAAAAGAGCGTTGCAGAAGCCGCTAGAAGATGTAAACAAGAAGTTACAGCACTACGATGAATGCCTTGATAAAGACAAAAAGCATCTGGACAAGATAGATGTTTTAATCGAGGAATTGGGCGATGCGGTCAATCTTTTGGTAGCATCGAATCGGACAACGTTGTCGCACTTGAAAGATGGTAACCACACTGGCGAGATTGAAGCGCAAGTGAAACAGATGGACGAGTGGTTGGTGAACCGGAAGGATTACAAGATATGAAAGACGTGCCGTACATAGTACATGAAGGAGAAGTTGCAAGGCTTGAAAGAGTTATCAAGCGGCTATTTGTATTGTGCATTGTTTCCATCTGTTTTTTAGTCGCAACAAACGCATATTGGATATGGTATGAACAGCAGTTTGAAGATGTAGTTACCAGTGAAGAAATTACCCAAACTAATGCCGATGGTTACAACAATTATATTGGCAATGATGGAGATATAAACAATGGCAACTCAGAAGATAAAACGAGTGACACGGAGAAGGCGCAGGAAAACAGGCGGTAAATCAGGCTACAAACGTTGCCCGAATTGCGGTGGCGATGGCAGAGTTAAAATCCGAAGAAAATGATTGAATACACAAACAGCGAAATAGCAAGATTAATTGACGAACATGTCCACAACCAACGTAACAGAGCAATTTTGAAAAGGCGGCTGATTGATGGAATCTGTTTTGAGCCGTTGAGCGAAGAATTTGAACTGTCTGTCAGTCAGGTAAAACGAATAGTTTACAAAGGCGAAAATACCATTTTTTCTAATTCCTCCTAGGCAAAAGGCAATCTTTTTTAGGTTGCCTTTTTGTTTTGCTTGTGTTATCATACATATAGCAAGGATTCATTGGACTCTTTTTTCTTTCTTACTAACAGGAAAGCGGCGGCAGAAATGCCGCTGTTTTTCTTTTTTTGAATTTATTAAAACTTTTTTATTAGAATGTATTGACAATATTAAAAAGATTTTGTAATATATAAGTGTAAGATAACACAGCACAACAAAATCTAGTAACCGTGAAGGATTGTAACGGCGAACGTGAGTTGTAGGAGAAAGGAGAAAGAGAATGTACAAAGTAATTGCAAAGTGCCTTACAAAAGATTACAGATGGGAACGGACAACAACAAAGCCGTTTATCATGAAGGAAGAAGCAGACAGAGAGCACGAAAAGCAAGCGTTTATTGCGAGAGACAGACTTGCGAAAAGAGAAATAGTTGATTATCAAATAGAAACAATAGAAACATTCAAGTAGAAATCACAAATCCGAAGGGCGGCGGCAAAACCGCTCACGAAAGGAGAAAAACAATGGAACTTGTTTTTAAACACAATATCAAAGGAGCATTTGAAGAAGTATACGTGGAGGAGCGTGTGCATTACGTCAGCGAAGAAGCAGTAGCGAAAGGTTTGAGAGAACTTCGCAAAGATAAATATTCTGCATTATGGCTTGAGAATATAGCGTGCACTTCAGACACGAACACGGTAAGTGCGTTAGGAATCTATTGGGAAACTTGCAATGATTATGAGAATAAAATTGCAACGGTGAAATATATTTATGGCACAGGGTATTCGCAGAGTTCAGAAGAAATGACATGGGAAAAAGCCAAAAGAATATTTAGGCAATATGCTTGACATCATGTTAACAGTATGATATATTAATAGTGTCAGATAGCGCAGGAAAAAGAAAAGAGGTACACAATGACAAATGCGATGATAGTTTTACAGGAATCAATCAGACTTATGGAAGAGGGAATTATCGGAACAACAGGCAGAAAGTTCAAAGCTGTTATCATAGAGAATGGCGAAGAAATAGAAAAAGAGTTTGACGAGCCTGAACCGATACACACATATCAGACATGGAAGAAGTTAGGATTCCAAGTTCAGAAAGGCGAAAAAGCAATAGCACAGTTTACAATTTGGAAGCATGTTACCAAAAAAGCCAAAGAAGAAGGCGAAGAAGATGAAACCAAGATGTTCATGAAGAAAGCATCATGGTTTAAACTTTCACAGGTAGCACCAATTGAGTAGATAAGTTAGCCGAGCGGCGGCGGCATAAATCCGCCGCAGATGAAAGAGAGGAGAAAAAGATGGAAATCAGAATCGAATTGTTTGACGCAAAGAAGTGCGCACCAGTAGAAAGCGGCAACTATTTCACAGTGACCAAGAACGGCGCAATGAATCTCACATACAGCCGCAAGCATAACGCATGGAATGTGAACGATTTCAGCGAGAACACAGAAACAGAGATATTTCCGCTGTGGTGGAGTCCAATGCCAATCACAGGCGAAAAAATCGCCGAAATGAACGGCGAAACCGTGGCTGATGATTAATTTATCAAGTGCAAATAAAAATTTGTCTGAGAAGGTATTAAACGCCTTCTCAGGCGTGCTAAAGAAAGGAGAAAGAAAATGACATTAGTGGAATTGCATGAAGTAATGGGAGACAGAATCAATGTAACATTGCAGGACGGATTGACGCAGGAAGAACGAATGGTGGAAAATGAGCAGACAAGAATTGTCATATCTACCGCAAAGCAGATGATTAACAATGGCAAATTGATTCTTGAGTATGAAAAAGCGTTAGCGCAGGCGAAAACACTCTCTCATTCTGTTCTTGCGGATATAATAGGGGAACAGAAATGAAGTACACGGAAGAGCAAGCCGAATGGATAAAGGCAAATGCTTCTGCAAAAGTATGGGATAACTTCCCTGCCTTTGTGGAAGCCTTTAATGAAAGATTCAATGACACACGGTCTGAAAGTGCTTTAAACACTTATATGACAAGGCGTAAAATTGAGTTTACATCGACCAATGGCAGGTGGACGAAAGAACAACGGCAATGGGTTCAAGAGAATGTGCAAGCAATAGAATGGCGGAACACGAAGCATTTTGCTGACACGTTCAATGCAATATTTGGAACGAACAAATCCAAAGGCACAATAAACGCCTATTTAAACAAAAACGGCTTGTGTATTCGGTCTAATCATACGGTAGAACATTACACAAATGAAATGAACGAATGGCTTGTGGATAACTTTGAAAAATATGACCGTGATTTCGTTTCGTTAGCAAAAGATTTTAACGATGCGTTTGGCACAGATTATTCAAATTGCAGACTAGCAAAGCATTGCCAAAACAAACTAAAGATACACAAGCCCAACAAAAAAGAAGCATGGCGTAAAAACAAAACACCAAGAACAAAATTTACCAACAAAGGACAATTCAAGAAAGGGAAAACAAACAACAGAGGATTGCCAGTTGGAACAATTCGGTACAATAGTGATAGCAGACCTTTTATCAAAGTGCGTGAAAGCGATGGTCGTGACGGCATGTTAGATGACCGCAAAGGACACAACTACAAAGAACCTTGGTGGATGCCGTTGCAGAAGAAAATATGGATTGACCATTTTGGAGAAGTGCCTGAAGGTTATAGGGTTGTATCGTTAAACGGCAATTCTGCTGATACAAACATCGAAAACATAGGCTTGATTGACATTCGTGGAACGGCAATAATGGCGAAGAAAGGATGGTGGACAGAAAACAGAGTTATAACAGGCGATGGCGTACAATGGTGCAACTTATATTATTTGGCTAAAGACAAAGGAGTGATATGATGGGAAAAACATCTTGGCGAGTAAAACAGCGTTATAATAACAAGGTGTATGGAGTTATCGCAGTACGGCTACCAAAAGATTTGGTAAAAGAGTTTAAAGAAAAATGCAAAGTTGAAAATATCAGCCAAGCACAGGTAGTTCGTGAAGCGGTGGAAAGGTTTTTAAAATGAAGCAGTATTGCAGATATTGTGTAAACCTGTATTGCGGAGAATCAAGCACAGAAGGTTGGTGCGAAATCCATCAAAAGTGGTATCGGCGGTCTACCTGCTTTGCGCCAAATACGTGCAAAGATTTTGAGTTAGTGAAATGTCCTGAAGAATATCAAGACGCATTTCGTGAGAATGTGCAAGGGTACAAACCGCACAAGCGAAAAACAAATGACGGAGAACAACAAACAATGTTCTAACAAAGGCAAGGGAAACTTTGCTTTTGTTTTTTTAAATTAAATATTAAAAAACCTATTGACAGCATTAAAAACTTTTGATAATATAATGGTGTCAACAAAACAAGTCGATAAAAAAGGAAAAAGAAAATGAGCGAGAAAGAATTAGAAAGAATCCTTGCAGAAGAGCAAGACGAGCAGAAAGTACAAGAAGCAATTGACGAATATCTCAGGAACAAGTAAAGGAGAAAGAACAATGAAAAAAGCATTAGTATTTGATGCAAGAAGAGAAGGTTACGGAATAGACCAAATTGATAGTGCAATCACAGTCGGGCAGTTAAGAGAAATGCTTGAAGAATTGGACGATGACATGATGGTTGTGTTATCCCATGATAACGGATACACTTATGGCGGATTACCAAACTGTGCAACAATTAAAGAAGAAAGAGAAGGAGAGTACGGAATAGAGTACGAAACGGTTGATGAAGTTTGGTGGTAAACAAAAATGACACGAAAAAGACCTGCTGGCGATATAGTCAGCAGGTTTTTTTATTGGCAAAATATAACTGAGGTGAAAGATATGTATATTGAATTTAATTCCAATCCAGTTAATGCAAGGGTAGGCGATTGCGTGGTGCGTGCCATTTCAAAAGCACTGAACAAGTCATGGCAGGAAACGTTTGTTGATTTGTTTGTGCAAGCGTTGAACATGTACGACATGCCTAGCAGTAACAGAGTATGGGGAGAATATTTGTACAAGAACGGATGGCGGCGGTTTATCATTCCTGACAGTTGCCCGAACTGCTATACCATCAAAGATTTCTGCGAAGACCACAAGCAAGGCAGTTACATTTTAGCAACAGGACAGCACGTTGTATATGTGCATGATGGCTCATATTTTGACACATGGGACAGCGGCGAAGAAATACCGATTTATTATTGGAGAAAGGATGAAAAATAATGGCATATAACAATTATTTCCCGATGGGGTATCAGCAGAATTATCCACAGTTTCAACAGCCGCAGTATCAACAGCAGATGAATCAATACCAACAGCAGAGCAACGGCGTTGTTTGGGTTCAAGGAATAGAAGGTGCGAAAGCGTATCCGGTATCAGCAGGGCAGGCGGTCTTGCTGATGGATTCAGATTCTAATTGTCTATATTTGAAATCGGCAGACCAAACAGGCATGCCGACATTGAGAATCTTTGATTATACGGAGCGCACAAACACGCCGCAAAAGCCGTCAGAATCGGCTCCAATCGATTTTATTACAAAAGATGAATTATCACATTACGCAACAAAAAAAGACCTTGAAAACGCAATTTTAAGTTTGAAAGGAGAAATGAAAAATGAAGAATCCATTATTTAATGCGTTGGGCAATGTTCCGATGTTCGGAAACATGCAAAACTTTATGACTCAGTTTCAGCAGTTCAAGCAGACATTTTCAGGTGACCCACAGCAGACAATCAATCAGATGTTACAGAACGGTCAAATAAATCAACAGCAGATTGAACAGGCGAAACAGATGGCAGAACAGTTTCGCAATATGATGCGGTAACGAAAACATTTTAATCGGCATATTTCCAAACATATCCTGCGGATGTTTTTGCTCTGCCACGACAGCAATTTATAACCGCTTGTCGGTTGTAACCGAGTTCGGCAAGTTTATTCATTGCAATAACTGCTATGACAGTTCCATCTTTAGAACATTGAAAAACTTTTCTTGACGGTCGTGGTTTTCGATTAGCATACGCATCTGTATATATTCGGGGATATGAAGGAGTGGACAAAAGGTCATTCAAAGAACAACTTCCTTTGTGCATTATCGCGGAATGATATCGAGAATAAAGCAATTTTGCATCAATATTAAGTTCACGAGACCATTCTGCAATAGTTAAAGACCGACCATTGTGTTCGACATAAACATTGTTTCGTTTGTTGTGTTGCTGTTCTGCGATGGATAGCCAACGGCAATTCGATGGGCAATAGTCAGAATTAACGTCAATTCGGTCAATGGTCAAATTTTTGGAATATCCGTTTTGCAAAGACCAAGATTCAAATGTGGAAAAGTCTTTTTTCCATTCTTCGCAAACAGTAATTCCTCTACCGCCATAATGTGGATAGCTTTTGGAGTTTGGATTATAGCATCGTTTTTTCATACCGCACCAAATGCTATATAACCGATTAGATTTTGACATAAAAAATACACCTGCCTTTCGTGTTATCTGCCTTATTAAAAAATAAGCGGAAACCGTTAAGGCATTACGGCTTTCGGGAGCGACCCTATCCGCTCTATATATTATACAACATTTCGACATAAAAATGTGCACGTTTTATGTATAAATTACAACTATTTTATTATCGGAAGGAGATGAATTGATTGAGTCTTACAACAAGCGAAATGACACCGGCTGATATTGCGGCAGTAACATGCGGCGGCAATGGTTATGGAAACGGCATGAACGGCGATGGATGGTTGATTATCCTTTTTCTGATTCTTGCAATGGGTGGAAACTGGGGAAACGGATTCGGTAACAACTGTGGAAATGGCGGCGGCTTCGCTCCGTGGCTTATGAATACGGACAACGATGTTGAAAGAGGATTCGACCAGTTGCAGACCACAAATGCGCTGTCAGATTTGCAGGCATCAGTTTCTAATGGATTTGCAAACACTGCAACACAGCTTTGCAACGGATTTGGTGATGTACAGCAGACTCTTTGCAACGGATTTGCGGGCGTAAATCAGACCGTTAACAACGGATTTGCGAATGCAGAAACAGCGGCTAATGCAAGACAGATGGCGAACATGCAACAGGGGTTTGGCATTCAGGCAGCTATAACAGGCGGTCTTAATAATCTATCAACACAGTTTGCAGATTGCTGTTGTGAAAACAGACTTGGATTAGCAGACCTGAAATACACGGTAGCAACGGAAAATTGTGCAGACCGTGCGGCATTGTCCGATGGAATCAGAGATATAATTGCAAGTCAGACAGCAAGCACACAGCGCATCCTTGACCAGTTATGCGCAGACAAAATCGATGCAAAGAATGATGAAATCGCACAGCTTAGACAGGAAGTTTTGTTCGCAAGAGGTCAGGCGTCACAGGTAACACAGAATGCAAGCATCATCAATGGCATTTATGACAGACTGAACCAGTGCCCGGTTGGCACAGTTCCGGTTTACGGTGAACAGCCAATCTTTACTTGCAACAACAATGGATGCAACAGCGGTTGCGGTTGCGGATGCGGTAGTTTTTAGGCGGTGATGGCATGGCAGAATATTTAACAAGAGATACGGTAGAAAGCGTTGCGCTGAATCAGGCAGTACCGTTTATTGATTCTATTCCTTGCAACAAAGGGAACGTATTCCATCAAAGTGGCACAGGGATTTTTGTTCTGCGTGGTATCACTAATAATTGTTTTGCTAGGTACAATGTAGTTTTCACAGGCAACATTGCAATTCCTGAAGGCGGCACAGTAACGCCGATTGCAACAGCTATTGTTGTATCAGGTGAAGAACGTGTAGGGAGCAGGAGTATATCCACGCCTGCGGCAGTTGACGAATATGGGAACGTTACGAGCAGAGCAACGGTCGACGTTCCAAAAGGATGTTGCTTTACAGTTGCCGTTGAGTATGTAAATGGAACAGTTGATGACCCTGCAACAGTACCGACACCGTTGATTAATGTAATTGATGGAAGTTTAAGCATAACAAGAACAGCCTAGAAAGGAGATAATATGGAATACATGCATGAGTTAAAAGAAATGCTCTGTGATGAATTAGAAGAAATTGCAGAAAAAGGCGAACTGACAGCAGGTAGCCTTGATACAATCGACAAACTGACTCATTCTATCAAATCCATAGCAACCGTGATGGCGATGGAAGGCGATGATTATTCGTATGATGATGGTATGGGCAACCGTGGCGGTTCGTATCGTGGCGGCAGTTACGCAAGACGCAGAAGAGATAGCATGGGCAGATACAGCAGGCGTTCAAGGCGTGGCGGTTACAGCAGAGATGAAGAAACCGACAAGATGGTAATGAAATTGGAAAAGATGATGAACGAAACCGCAGACATGAACGCCAAGAACGCAATACAGCAGGCTATCAGTGCCATTGATATGATGTAAAGATGATTACTAAAAAAGACTTGGAAAAAGCAATAATACAATGTGAAAGCGCACCAACCAGTTATCAGAACTGCGAAAAATTGGCAACGTTTTATACCATACTAGACCACATGAAAGAACCGCAGGAAATCAAAGCGCAAGAAACAATTATGGAACAAGGCGAATCAGATTTTCTGCAAGCAGTTCAAGGTTTACCCGTGGATGAAATGTTGGCGATTATGGATGAACTAATGGACGCAACGTTAATTGCTAATCCAAGATTGTATCAAGGCGTAATGCGCAAGATTAAAGGGCAGGCATGACCTGCTCTTTTTTTCTGCTAAAATATTAAAAAACATATTGACATTATAAAGGTTATAATATAAAATAATGACATAAGATAACACAAAGAAAGAAAAGGAGAACAGAAATGATATTTGAAATCAACTACAGCACAGCGACAGAAACATGGAAAACGTTTCAGATTGAAGCAGATTTTGAACAAGACGCATTGGATGCGTTTTATTACGAAGTACAGCAGGATGACGAATCTGCTGAAGTTATATCAATCGTACCAATAGATATTTATTAGAAAGGAGATAATATGAACAGCTACGAAAATCTTAGAAGGCTAATGTTTGAAAGAAACGTCACGCTTGCGGATGTAATCAGAGGTAGCGGCGTTACACGACCGACGTTTTGGCACTGGAAAAGAGGAGATAATCAGCCGACAGTAACAACGCTGAAAAAAATAGCAGATTATTTTGGCGTATCAGTTACAACTTTTATTGATGATTAAAGGGAAAAAAGATGACGCAAGACAAGTTGGTTTTAGGGCATCTGATAGCAAAAGGGCATATAACATCATGGGACGCAATAACGGAATATGGGATAACTCGATTGGCGGCAGTGATTTGTAGGTTAAGAAAGCAAGGCTATCAGATAGAAACGGAAATGGTAGTAAAGAAGAAAGGAGAGCGAACAATACAGTTTGCAGAGTATAAGTTATGTATGAAATAGACAATTACGGCATAGCACCTGATAAGCATTTTGAAAAATGGGATGAAAGCAGAACGAAAGAAAATGAAGCACCGTTGCATTGTTGCAAATGCGGCAAAGACATACATGTTGGCGATGTTGCGTTTTATATAGGCGGCGTCATTAAAGAGTTTGCAGGCGTATCGGTTAATGATGCGTGGTTGTGCCAGTATTGCGGCGAAAACCTGATAGAAGAAATAGAGGAGTAGAACAATGACAAGAAGGGAAAAGAGATTAAGAAAATACAAGCGCAGAAACGCAATCAAGAAAGCAGTAAAGATAGCGTTTTGGATAATCGTTTTATATATCTTTGTAGTAGTGACCTTTGGGTGGTAAGAAAGGAGAATCAAATGGTTTACAAAGTTACAATTGGCATCAATGAATTTGTTTTTACAAGTTGGGGGCAGGCAGAAGAGTTCATGCACAGCGCATTGACCGCACATGTTAAAGAAGATAAGTATGATTTGGTAATCAGTGTAGTAAGAGAGGATGAAGACGATGACTTTTAATTTTGGAGAAAAGAAGCAAGAGCGCAACAAGAACGGCGAAATGGTCGATGTTTGGGTACTGCCCAAATATCGGCAGAGCCGTGAAAAGGCAATCAAGACCATTGAAACGTATGAAGATATCACAGAAGCAGACTTTTGGATTCTGAAAAATGAAACGAAGAATGGCACGGTAATGTACAGCGGCTTGATAATCAGCCATAATGGATGCTTGAAGCTGAATGAGCATTTGAAAGAAGAGGACAGATTCCGACCTGAATGTATAAGAGAAGATAAGGAAGGCTATAATGGCTCGTTGGTGTACACATATTGTTGTCCTGAACAAGGCATCTATGAAGTCGGCGAAGCGTCAGCACATAATTGCAAGAACGCATATCCATATGCGATGGCGTTCAAAAGATGCTATGACAGAGTGGTGCTGAAAGCGTCAAAATTAGCTTTTGATGGTATTTATTCTGAAAGTGAATCAGATGCTTTCAAAGAACCTGAAAGTATGTCAGAACCGAAAATAGACGGCGTAGCGAGCGAATCTGACCGAAAGATAGTAAAAGATTTGTGCAAACTGCATGGAAAAGACCTTGGCGAGATTATGAGACAGGCAGGATGGAAAAAAGGCGATGATGTGACAAGAACGCATATCGCAAACGCCAAGAAAATATCGGAAGGGATAGGATGATGGATAGAAATGGATACAATGCGTCATTGTTCGTCACCGAGTTTGGCAAATGCTATATTTGCGGTAACGAGTGCTACACAGAAAGGCATGAAGTTTTCGGTGCGGCAAACAGGAGCAAATCAAAATATTATGGCCTTTGGGTAGACCTTTGTCCTGATTGCCACAGGTATTCGCCGTTAGCAGTACACAGGAACAAAAGCATGAGATTAAAGTTACAGCAGGAAGCGCAGAGGTTGTACCAAGAAGAATTTGGAGATGATTTCATGCAAAAGTTTGGGAGAAATTACTTATGATAGACGGACAGACATTGATGCAAGAACGTGAAAGCATAAAGAAAAGCCTGAATCATAGCATGGACAAGATGTATAAAAACGGCATTGATTATGCAGAAAAAACAAGAGAATACAGGTTGCGGCTTGCTCAGGCTATATTGCTTTTAAGAAACCAAGGAGTTCAGATTTCTATAATTGACAAGATTGCTAAAGGTCAGGAGCAGATTGCGGAATTGGAATTTGAAATGTTGAAAGCAGAAGTTCTCTACAAATCAAGTCAAGAAAACATCATGATTCAGAAAAAGCTGTTTGATTCTATCGAAGCAGACATAGCAAGAGAATATAACAGAACTACTTGACAAGAAATGCGATTCGTAGTATCATAATAGTGCAAATCGAATGATGATGGTTTACACATCGTCAAGGTTGATACAGTATGGCGGTATTGTATCAACAAACCAAAATATTGTATCAACCGCAATCGGTCAACGGACGGAGCCGCCACTCCCGAAGTTAACCGATTTTTATTTTGAGGAGAACATGGCAGTAATAAGAGTAAACAAAACAGACAATTATACGGTAATGAGCAATCATCATTTAAGAGATAAAAGATTGACATTAAAGGCAATAGGTTTGTTGTCAAAGATATTATCATTGCCGCCTGATTGGGACTATAGTGTTGCAGGCCTTGAAGCGATATGCAAAGAGAAACGCACGGCAGTAGAATCTGCATTGAAAGAATTAAAAGGATATGGGTATATCGTGGTAACAAAACTTACACCTGATAAAACGGAATCGGGAAGGATTGAATACGTTTATGATGTATATGAGCAACCGAAGTCGAAAAAGCTAATATCAGAAAACCTAATATTAGAAAATCAAGCAACAGAAATTCAAGGGGTAGAAAATCTAGGGGTTGAATTTCTAGGGGTAGAAAATCAAGAACAATTAAATACTAATAAATTAAATAAAGACAAATTAATTAAAGAAAAAATAAATGACGATGTTGTGGTGCTATCACAAAGATTATCTGATAAAGATTGGGAGAAGTTAGATAACAGATATGAAAATATAGTTGACCTGATTGACATGATAGACAACCAAGTTGTCGATTTAGAATCAATCAAGAAACCGTATAATTATATTTGTGCGATAGCAGACAAACAGAATTGGGAAAGGAAATTGCCATGATAAAAGGAACGTTGTGTTGGCAGTGCGCAAATGCGGTGCCAAATGAAAAGTACGGCTGTAAGTGGTCAAAAGATTTTGAGCCTGTAGAAGGATGGGACGCAACGCCAACAATAATCGGCAGGCAAAACGCTCAACTTGCACCAATACCGAGTTTTGAAGTTCACGAATGCCCTGAGTACCTGCCTATAAAAGAAAGAGAAAAAAGCGATTTCGACAACATTGCGGTAATGAAACTTGCAATGGCGATAATACGAAGCGCGGCGAAGAACTATTACAACGGCGTTTATGAATCACTAGAAGCAGGCAAAAAAACAACAATGCTAATAAAGGCGGCAAGTTTTTTAAGTTCGGAGCAGTGCGAAGA